CTAGTTCCTGAAGTGCCATCAGTTCCGCTAGTTCCATCTGTTCCGCTAGTTCCTGAAGTGCCATCAGTTCCGCTAGTTCCATCTGTTCCACTAGATCCTGAAGTTCCATCAGTTCCGCTAGTTCCATCTGTTCCACTAGTTCCTGAAGTTCCACTAGTTCCGGAAGTTGATCCAGATCCTCCTAATGCAGGGTACAAATATGATGCTGTATTATTATTTATTTTTATGTATACTGGTATAGGATTAATAACGGGTTTAATATTAGTCACAAACGAAGGTGAAGCGGTATTATCAAAATATAAAACTTCACCTATGCTCCCTGGTAACAAAAATGGAACTGTTACTATTCTTCCAAATGGTCTTACATTAATATTTCCGTCTTCGGGTTCGTTTATAGAAGTTACAACACCAAATGCTTTTTCTACTTCGGCTATTGATGTCGTGTCTACTATATCAAATACTCCGTAAATATCTAAATAAACTACTTGTCCTACACTAAATCCAGTATATGTTGGATTGGGAGAAAAAACATTAGTATAACTAGCCTTAAGTACATTTCGGTATTGAAACCTAGCTAATGCGTCATCTATCCAATATCCGCTATCGTCTAGATTTGGTGATAAAGCAGTAGCTATGAGTGCAGTTACTGGAGCTCCATCTTCTGAAATTTCAAATGTTATACCATTAATCCCTTCAGTTGGATAATTATTGCCGGATACTGTATAATCGCTTACTAAGTTGTAAAGATCTATATCTTTTAATGTTACATCTACCTCTAAGTTATTAATGACTGAGATATCTGTTATTAAAAAGGCATTACCATTTGGTTGTAATAACCACATACCATCTACAAGATCATTACCATCAAAAGTGAAATTTGGCTCTTGTGATATTGGAGTAGCTATTAAATTTAGTGTACAATTAAAGCTAGATGGGAATCCGTTCCAAACGCTAGATGGATTGTTATAATAGCTATTAACAATAACTGATCCAGGCTGAACGCTGGCGATCATAGTTACTGGTAATCCTGATATTTGAGCCATCTAATTTTTTCTTTTTAGTATTTATCCTTTAGAATTTTTAGTATAAATAATATTATATAAAAATATTATTAGTCGGGAAATTCCAAGTTATATAGGCATAAGTACCGCTTCCCCCAAGGTTGGTTAGATTAACCCCATATATTATAAAAGAGTTATTATCCTGCAAAACGTAATTACCCGCCCTAGCACCAGTTATTGTTCTAGATACGTATTTACTTGAAGCTTCTGCGTGTGTTTGTATATCTAAGGCAGGAACACCTTCAGGATGAGCTATTGTTATTTGTGTTCCACTATTTCTTGTAAATAACCACCCTCCAACTCCCGATGTTATAGTATTCCCTGAAGCATCGTTAGCTGCTGGGAATGGATTTACAGAATCTACGTTTCCTGATCCATCGAATTGTACTTTAAGAACATATTTTGCAATGGGTCCAGCAGGTCCAGTTGCTCCAGTAGGTCCAGTAGGTCCCACTCCAGTAGGTCCAGTTCCTCCAGTAGGTCCAGTTCCTCCAGTAGGCCCGGTTCCTCCAGTAGGTCCGGTAGCTCCCGTTCCTCCAGTAGAACCTGTTGAACCGGTTTCTCCAGTAGCACCAGTAGCCCCTGATCCGGTAGCCCCTGTTGGACCAGTAGCTCCTTGATAAGTTATTTGGTGTGCTGTAAGTATAACCGAAGGAACCGCTGGTCTAGTTGGACCGGTAGCAGCTCCAGTAGCTTCAATTCTCATATTTGTATCTGCTGAGCTCCACGCAATCTCTATATAGTCCCCAGCATTTAATTCAGCCATATAATTCCAAGCAGCTATCAATCTACCATTTGTATCATATATGGTGCTAACAGAATTAGATTCTGATATGTTTGTACCATTCTTTTTAAACCAAATATCGAATGAGTCTACCCCGGAATCAGTTTTGTGGAATTGTGCAGAAAATTGTATGTTATAGACACCATCGGAAGAAAATGTTACCTCGGAGTTATTTTGGACGGATATTCCATAATTACCCGGATCCGCTGAGTTGAGAGTGATGACATTCTCTGCTGTAGCTCCTGCATTTGTTTGAGTTGTTGTGTCCCAGAAAGACCCCCAATTTGCTACTATACCACCTGGGCCAGGAGCTCCTGTTATACCAATAGTTCCCTCTAAAGAAAACATATTAAATCCAGTGTCGCTGCTAGTAACATTAACAGTACCAACACCTCCTGCTTGGTATGAAGATTTTATCCAAAATTCATCTCCTGCAACTGCATCAAGAATACCTGTTACTGTTATTAGATCATATGGTACTGATGTAGATCCGGTGCTATCTTCTAATGAGGTAAATCCTCTAAAGTTAGTTACCTCGACAGGAGATGTAGTCCCTTTCCATAAACTAGTTGAGAGAAAGCTATTACTACCTGTTGCAGCATGTTCTAAACCTATTTTATAACTAACAAAATATTTTCCTGAAACTGCGACTTGTATATAAGTTCCAGTTACTCCAGAAGAAGTAAAATCTCCAGTTGCAAAAATACCGGTATCTATTAAGTTATCTGTATCTAATCTTATTGGAATAGATGCCCCGGGAGTCATTGATTGAGCAGTACTTAGCTTGCTAAGATCCACATATCCTAAAGGTGAAGGCGTACCAGTAGGTCCAGTAGAACCGGTTGGTCCGATAGGTCCAACAGGACCGATAGCTCCAGTAGCACCGGTAGATCCAGTATCCCCAGTAACCCCGACGTCTCCAGTAGCACCAGTTACACCCTTAATATTAGACTGAATAATCCAAACTCCTGACGATTTGAGATACACGTCCCCGTTATCTCCATCTAAGTATAAATCCCCCTCAGATCCTAATCCAATCCCAGGAGCTCCCGATCCTGTATACCATATTGTTCCTGTAGGTCCCGTAGGTCCAGTAGCACCTGTCGATCCAGTAGGTCCAGTAGCTCCTGTTCCACCATTAGATCCAGCAGATCCAGCAGGTCCTGTAGGTCCTGTAGGTCCAGTTGATCCAGTGACACCTTGAGCTCCCGCAGATCCTTTAGCACCGTTAGGTCCTGTAGGTCCTGTAGGTCCGGTTTCTCCTGTAGGACCTGGAACGGTAGAAGTAGCTCCAGTAGCTCCTGTAGGACCATCAGGTCCGGTGGGTCCCTGTGGGCCAGTTTCTCCTGTTGGTCCAGTAGCTCCCGCTCCAGTAGGTCCAGTAGGTCCTGTAGGTCCTCCAGCAGGTCCAGTAGGACCAGTGATTCCTGTAGATCCTTGAGATCCTATGATAGATGTCCATGCTCCAGTACCGTTAACGCCACCACTCATAGCACCGGCAGTGGCACTAACAGGAACAGATCCTGAAATAGTTACGGTATCTCCATTTGCAGTTGCTCCTAATCCAGGAAGTGCTTTTACAGTTACTGTATTTAATGAGTAGTCGGCTAGACAAGGTCCGGATGGATTTGATAATATATTATTAACTAATGATTGTGCGGTTACAGTGTTGTTGTTAAGCCAGGATGCCTGACCAGCTGTAACCCCATTATATAAAACAGCTATTGTTTGTCCGCTTGCCCCTGTAGCTCCTATATCAAAAGAAAAAGAAGCCTGGACTTCTCCAAATTCAAGATATGCTTCGTAATCACCTCCTATAAATCTAATCTGCCCAGGAACTCCTGGAAGTAGTGCTTCATTTATATAAGTTCGGTCTGTTATTAATTTTAATCTCCCACCGGTGTTAGCAGATCCAACTATTAAATTACCGCCAACAAAAGTGTCACTAGATGTAGTTAATCCATTTGCTGTTATTCCCCCATTACTTCCGTTTAATTGTATAGAAGTGGTGCCATCAATAGGTAATTTTAAGAGATTTGTTCTTAGTGTCCCCACATTTATTTTACCTGTAGGGAAATTTAAAGTCTTATCCTGAATAGAAATGCCAAAAGCTGTATTTAAAAGTCTAAAAGCCTCTTGTAATTGCGCAAAATTGGCATTTGTTATAGAATTATTAACCCCTATGGTGTTAGAGGCCAGAAGTTGTTTTATAGTTATCTGATTAAGTTCCTTCATCCCGGAATATTATATTTAGAATATATATCCGGATTCTAAAACTCAATCAACTTAGGAGTGTTTCTATTCCCTTATAAAAAGATGTGAATTTATCCGGAAAAAATGATCTTAGTTCTTCTATTTCTCTATTAGAAATATTATACTTTTCTTTTATGAAGTTTATTATCTCCTCTTTGTAGATATTTTTCTCTTTCTTCTTTTCTTTTTTTTCTGTGCTAGTAAAAATCCACTTAGGAGTATTCTTATGATGATGTGTAACAATAACCCTCCAAAAATCTATAGCTTTCTCTGGATTTATTTTAATATTGTTAAAAGAATTAGCTTGTAGTGGATAAGCAATAGAACATATCCGATTAACCATAAAAAAATTCCTAGCCTTTTCTCTATCTGAGATTTTATCCCATTTTTTAGAATAGAAAGCCTTTATTATGTCGAATGGATTATTCATATCAATTAAACAATTCGAATGGATCGAATCCTTTAGGGGGAGTTGAATCCTTAGCCCATGGAGAATTATCGATCATTAATTTTTTATCTATAATTAAAGGAACTCTTTCTCTAGAATCTAATTCCTTAACATGGCTAACTAATCCTTGTACCATGTTTTTAGGAATTGTTCTAGAGTTTAGCCAAACAAGAGTAGCATTTTCCCTATAGAATTTTTTAAACTTATCCCTATTTTCGGCGTTGTCTGTTTGTGATATTAATCTTAACGAAAGACCTGAGATCCATCCAAAAAAGTCCTCATTATCCCAAAGTGTTTCTATGTCATAATTAGACCATTCAGATTCTTGATAAACCTCCCAGATTTTATTAGCTTTTCCTTCTGCAATATTGGAATTCTTTCCGTTTTTTGTCTGATGTGGAAATACTCCAGGAACATCGTCCTTTTTATCACCCGTCAGAATTTTTTTGAAAATGCATTCCTTAGTGTTAATTCTTTCTAAAGTACAAGAAGACAATAGCTTTTCCATTTTAGAAGAATTAGATCCTGATGTGGGATTAACATCAAATATAGTTGTTTCAGATTCTGATTCTTCTCTCCAGTTTTCAGAAACTATTAATTTGTTGTTCTTAGAATTACTATTCCATATCCCAACCCAAGAATTGTCACTGTATCTAACTAGCTGGTGCATATCTTTATCCCCACTTATTACTATAACAGATTCGTTTTTAGAAGAGAGATATTCGCACCAAGCCCATATTAAATCGTCTCCCTCCGCACCTTGGTAAGAACTGTAGATGAATCCATTTTCTTCCAGGTATTCAGAAAAATCATCCATTAGTTTAAAAAATGATCCCCAGTCTACTCCCTCTTCTTTTACCCTACTTTCCTTATATACACTTCTTGAAATTTTGTAGTCCTTTCTCCAGGATCTTGAATCTTTACAAAATATTACTTGTTTTACATCAGGAATCTGTTTTAAGGAATAGCATAAATCTGTTATAACTTTTCTAACAAACATATTTCTATCCGTCTCAGATGATAAAACATCCCCCGGATTTTTATTACCAAATCCAGAAAATATACCGAAGGTCTTGTAAAAAATATAGTTGCCATCTAAACACACGGTTATTCCATTTTTATTCATAGGGAACTAATTTTTTTCATAATTATATATATGTAAATTAATAATGTTTCACATTAAGGATTTTTAGGTATATGTTTGCTTAGCCCCTTAGAAATCTTCGTTTGTTATCATTATATCATATTCGGAAAACTCAGAAAAATCCTCTTCATCTGCTAAAAATCTTCTCTTGACATCGTCGGCATCATTTCTTTCATTTAGTCTTCCAATTCTTATAACTGAATGTGGGTTTAAATATATTACAAAGCTTTTATCTCTAAGATCCTTAGGCAGGGACCTTAATCCTGCAGGACTTAGAATAAAAAGGTCCTTTTCGTTAAATTCTCCTTTAGAGATCCCATATTTCCATCCATTGAATTCCTGTAATTCTAAAAATAGATCCGAATTAGCCTCGAAGAAATCTGGATCTCTAAAAAAATAATCCTTTCCTTCTTCCTCTCCTTTTCTAGGAGGTCTGCTAGTAAAAGATACCCCACAGGTAAATCCCTTAGATACCATTTTCTTTCTTAAGAAATCTTTTCCAGATCCTCCGGGACCTACTATTATTATTTTTCCTTTCATATTATCTTTTTGTATAGTATACTATTCATTACAATAAAAAACCATCTATAATGAGTAGTATACTGATCATTTGTTGAACATTTGTTGTAGTTCAAACATAAGAGCTAAAAGGCTTACTATTGGATCGATTACCTGCGATCTCTGGGATTGGTATTTAGCAACAGTTATAATAACCATAGGAGTAAGGTTTAACTTCTGTGGATATTTTTCACTAAGCCAGATTATAAAATCAGAATCCAATGATTTCATAACTTCATCAACTCTTCCAGAATATTGACCAACTACATATTTGTAATTTTCGATAGGCTCTGGTTTTGAAACCACCATATTAAATATTTCCTCATGATCAAAAGTTACCTCGTTGATTTTACTTTCGGTTAAATCTGTTACACCGTCGATTTGCCATCTCTGTATGGTGTTAAGTGCAGATCTCATGTCTGGGAAATATTTTTTAGAGAAAAGCAATAAACTTTTCTCGTCATGATTTATTTCCATTAGGGAAAGAATCTTAGATACTCTTCCTTCCCATTCTACTTTTATCTCGTTTTCTTCATCCTTAGAAATAGGATCAAAATCGTAGACCTCAAATCTGGATCTTATTGCTTCCGGTATTTTACTTAAGTAGTTGCAAGTAGCTATAAATCTAGTCCCTTTAGCATACTTTTCTATTGTTCCTCGTAGAGCTTTGTAAAATTGATCCGAAGCACCATCGAACTCGTCAAGTACAACTATTTTTATTTTGTTCTCCCCATCCATAATAGAAACAGTAGAGCAAAAGTCGTGTACCTTAGTCCTAATAGTCTCTACAGAACTCTCATCTGAAACATTGATAAAAAGATAGGGGTGATCTTTTATAAGTATTTTAGCCATACTCGTTTTGCCCGATCCTGGAGATCCCGCAAGTAAAACATTTTGTTGAAGACCGTTTTCAAAGGATCCTTTAATCCTTTGTGGAAGGATCATATGTTTTAATTCTTTCGGCCTTAATTTTTCTGTTAATAATTCTTTTATCATTTAATATTTTTTAGTATCCTTTCCATCTCGGTATCAACAACTTTCTGTGCTATTCTTTTATACTCATCTCTTATAATAGATTTCTGCTCTTCTGTTGCAGATTCCATACTATGAGACTTAAGATGATTCCATTTAACCATCGAAGAAGCTCTATATCTCTCATAGTTGATTAATTGAGCTCTTTTAGATCTTATAAGGACTTTAAGTATTTTTTCCTTAGTAGGATTATTCATGCCTTTAAATTTTTGGCCGCTGGGTATTTTTTTTAAAGAAATTTTAGATGCTATCTCTTCTATGTAGGGTCCAAATTTTTCATAAAAATCGGAATGAGCTTCCATTGTTTTCATCCTGCTTATTTCTTTAATTCTCTCGTTTAGGTATTTTATTTTATCTGGATTTTTTTCCTTGTATTTAATCGAATATTGTTTTTTGTACCCAGTATTTTTTAATGACCACTCTTTAGATTTTTTCTTGGTGCACACAACACACTTATGTGCCTCCCCTTTATAAATATAAAAATCAGTCTCTCCGTGAATCTTACATAAACCCTTTAAAAATTTTGTTGCTTTAACTTCCATATGTTAAGATTTATATTATTTACATAAACCATTCATATCATCTGCTTGATCCTTATCGTTTCGAATCTCTACAAATCTAGGTAAGAATAAAGACCAGTTATTGTTCTTATCATTTATTATTACGTTGTACTGTACAGCACATACTTTACCTATATGAGAATCTGGATTTTCACTAAGATCCTTTAGGTCTTGATCTGTAAATCCAGCTCCAACTTTTACTTTTACTTTTCCACTAGAGTCCTCACAATAAAAACCCCCGATGAATCCTTCTCTTTTACCTTCTCCTGGATACCATCCAGTAATTACTAAATCACAGTCGTTTACTTCTTTAAGTTTTATCCAATTCTTAGATCTCTTACATTCATACAGATGGTCAGGATTTTTTAAAATCACACCCTCCCCTCCTGCGTCTACGACTTTCTTATAATAAGCGTATATGTCTTCTTTTTCTGTAGTTAGGAAAGAATCTGCAAGAGTAACCGAAGTCGTCCTATACGCTGCAAAAACACCCTCTAATGTACTTCTTCTTATATTAAAAGGAATAAGACCTACCCCGTTCTTTAGTGTATCAGCGTCTTCAAGATCAAAAACATTATAAATAAGATCGTCTCCGATAGAATCCATAGGTTTCCCTTTTAACATTTGTGTAACTTTTCCTGAAACGCTCTTACGATTTAGATCTGTTAATTCGCCATCAAAAAACCAATCTCCTTTAAGTCCTGATTTTTCTAATAGGGCTAAGCACTCGTTGGATATTTTTTCTAAATAATGATTGGGGATTTCATTAAATGCCCTTGTATAAAATTTAATTTCTTTGCCAGAAATAAATGCAATAACTCTTACCCCGTCATATTTTTCTTCGCAAACTATAGAATTCCATTTTTTTATTTCATTCTCATCGTCTTGTGCTAACATAAGACTAGGATCTGGAATAACATCTTTATTAAATGCTTTGTTTATTAATTTAGCACCTATCCCTATATTTAATCTTTTAGTTAGCAATTTTCCTAGCATCTTTCTTTCTTCAAAAGATATAGGGTAGCAATTAACAATCTCGAAAGCTTCCTCTCTTAATCTGTCATTTGCCGCAGGGGCTTCAAATAATTTTTTTGTTAATTCTTTGAATCTTTCAAAAAGATCAGTATCCAGAAGATATGGGGATTCCTCTAATACCGGCAATTTATGAAGTTTTGTGGTTAAAAAAGGATCTAATGCGACTTTTAAAAGATATTCAAGTTCCTTAGAATAGTTATCTTTTATTAAATCCTGTTTTATTTTCTGTGATCCGTTTCCTGTTGTTTCCTCAATTTTTAATAGAATCCTTAACTCTTTCTGCATATAATAAAGTTTTGGCTAATGTAGAAATCCTTTTCCTATAATAAAAAGGATTTATTATTATATGGGTTAAAATTACTAAGTTTCCTTATTTAGATGTTAGACCGCTGCTCCAGTAGCTCCTGCCTCTTCTCCTCCTGTTGCTGCTTCACCCCCGCCTTCAGCTCCACCGGTTGCTCCTGTTGCTGCTCCTTTTCCTTCTTCCTCTGCTTTTTTCAAATAAGATTTATTCATTTGAATATCCTCATAATTTAAATCAAGCCATCTTTCTATCATAAAGTCCTGATCGAAGTATTGTACTTCTTCCTCGTTTACAGTTTCTTTTATTTCTGCAAGTGCAGTAATGAAGTCTATTTTTTTAATGAGTTGTTCTATTTCTCTAGATTCCCCAAAAAGATTGTCGCTTTCAAATTTAACACCAATCTGGCTTCTAAACTCAGAGTCGTTCTTTAAATCTGGAAAATCTAGACACATTTGAATCCATAATGGTTTAACTACAATTTCCTGAAATATAGATCTTAACCTTGTAATAAATTTAGAAAATCTAATTTCGTCTCTTTCTGCTCCGTCTGCAGCAGTTTTAAAAGCATTGTTAGTACCAACACCGAATCTTGAGGAAAATCGGTTATAAGGAATCTTTGAGTCCTGTCTTAATTTATTATAGAAATAAACAACCGAATCCATAACATTTAGATTTGGCCCCTGTCCGTTGATGGTATCTACTTTTACAGATTCTCCTCCTTGTTGAGGAAATAGGTAATTTTTATAGAATTGTATATCGGGTCTTCCGTTTATCGATAATTCCCCCGAGGTAGTATCTAGTTTAATATCCTCTTTATAAACTGACATAAGTTCCCCTAGAGTTTCTTTTGCTTTTTGGGGAGACTTACTACCGATAGGAACCGTCATTTTTATTCTATATTGTGAATTCATAACGTTCCATATTATTCTGGAATGTTCCATTATCTTTAGGAGATTGTAAGATCTTATAAGTCTTTCCGTATAAGACACTCTAGAAACAGTGTTTGCTTTAGCAT